CTACCGCTGGAGTTAAGGATCGGAGAATCGTAAAGAATCTCGGTGACTTCTTCGGCATGAAGGCAGCTAAGAAGGGCTCCAAAGATGTAATCACTCATCACTACTACCCGTATACTATTGACGGGGAGATAGTTGGGTATCAGGAGAGGAATGTCGAGTCCAAGAAGTTTAAAGCGATTGGCAAGGGTAAGGGTAGAATTCAGCTCCAGGGTCAGCACTTATGGCCTAATGGGGGCGGAAAGCACCTTATGATCGTGGAAGGTTTCTTAGACATGATGGCTGCAAGCCAGATGATGGACGGCAAACTGTCCGGCAAGAGATATCCGATTGTATCGTTAACTAATGGGGCTGGTTCTCTTAATTGTATTAAGAACAACCTTGATTGGATTAACAGTTTTGATCAAGTGCATCTGATGCTAGACCAGGATGACGCGGGGAATAAAGCTGCCAAGCTAATTGGTAAGTTTTGTAAACCAGGCGTAATCTACATCTCTAGCTTCTCTGAGAAAGATGCATGTGATATGTTACTCGCTGACAAGCAAGACGAGTTCCGTGAAGCATTCTGGAGGGGAGCTAAATTTAGTCCTTCTGATATCGTATCAGCTGTGGACGCTAGAGAAATCTTATCCAAGGATAACGAAGTACCTAGCTTAGCTTATCCAGACTTCGCTTCAGAACTCAACGTTGGTTGGTATGGTAAACGCAGAGGAGAGCTTACGCTCTTTACTGCAGGCACTGGCAGTGGTAAATCTCAGTTCCTAAAGGAGGACATCTATCACGTCCTTACGGAGCATGATGATATTAAGGTTGGGGTTGTGAGCCTAGAGGAATCTACTAGAGATACTCTCATGGGGATGCAAGCCATTAAGCTTAATAAACGGATTCACCTACCAGATGTCCACGTCTCAGAAGAGGAAACAGAATCTTCAATTAAGTGGTTAGAAGAGGATATTGGAGAGAGATTAGTAATGCTCGATCACCAAGGCTCTTCGGCCGATGAAGATTTGCTGAGCAAGATCAGATACTTAATAGCTATTGGATGCGAATACATATATATTGATCATATCACTATAGCAGTATCTGAGTCCTCCGACACGAATAAAGCCATTGACATTTTCATGAGTTCTCTCCTGAAGCTCTGTAAGTTGCACATGGTGTGGTTCGGAGTAGTTTCCCACCTCCGTAAGACTGGAGGAGATAGGAAGTCGTTCGAGAATGGAGCAATCCCTACTGACGATGACCTAAAAGGTTCTGGTTCAATAAAGCAGGTAGCCTTTGACATTATCGCTCTTTGCCGTAATAAGATGGCTAAGGATCCGATTAAGCGTAATACTACTAAGATATACGTCTTAAAGTCAAGATACACTGGTCGTACCGGATTTGCAGGTAAATTCACTTATGTGAACGAAACAGGTCGGTTAACTGAATCTCAGTTGCCGGACGATGACGATGATATGGAGGATTTTACATGACCAAGTATTCCGGTTGGCTTAGCTTTGATTTGGAATGTAATATGCTGGAGAAGACTCGAGGCCCATTCTACAAGAGAGCCTCGAGACTCCTCTGCATTACTACTGAGGATGTAGTTTCAGGAGAACAGAAGTTATTCGATATGGATAACATCCAAGCGGGTTTAGATCACCTGTTGCAGGCGAAAGGTCTTATTGGCCATAACGCATTAGCATTTGATTTATTAGTTATCAATCATTTATTTCCTCATTTAAAAGATCAGTTAAAAGAGATTCCTGTGGCAGATACATTAGCCATGTCGAGGGAACTCTTCAGTAGGCCAGGGGCAAAGCTCCTTGCTCACGATTTAAAGAAATACAACGATAGCCACTTCCAGCCACATGCTCTCAAGAGTTGGGGCCGTAGGTTAGGTTTCCCCAAGATGGAAGATTTTGATTGTGCGGATTGGGCTACTGTTAATTATACACCACTTCTTGGTGAGTACTGCATGCAGGACGTAGTAATAACCACCAAGCTGTTCCACTACTTATTGAAGAAGGGCGGTAATGACGTATAAAGAACGTAAAAGGAAATACCGTGAAAGTGAGTTAAGGCGCAACCAGCACACCTCAGAGCTTGTGGTTAAAGCCGTGATCGGTGTCACCATATTTGTAGTCGGAATGTTACTACTTACATAGGATAATACAATGCCAAGGTGGTCCAGACAGAGAAATCGTTGGCGTAGTACTTTAGGCGCTTACGATAGTAAGTTCGAGAAAGATCTACATGAGAAGGAATTGGCTGAATGCGAGTTCCATCCAAAAGATAAAATCTCTTATACTGTTAGTCATAAGTATAGTCCGGATTTTATAGTAAATAAAGGTAAGCGTAAATTAATAATTGAGAGTAAAGGCCGGTTCGGGGATACTGCAGAAGCTATGAAGTACGTGCACGTTAGGGAAAACCTCCCTAAAGGTCACGAACTCGTATTCTTATTTCAGACACCTCACCTCCCCTTCCCAGGTGCCCGAATGAAAAAGGACGGAACTAAGACGACTCACGCTCAATGGGCGGAGAAAAGGGGATTCCGGTGGTTCGATAGGACTAGCATCTGTGAGGTGTTAGACGAATTCAGATAAATTAGGAGGTGCCATGTTTACAGATGAGTGTATGTTAGTGACTGTTGCATTAGTGGGCTTAACTGCCGCTGGGACATGGTGGATTTACGCTGCCAAGAGTTATCGGCAAGGGCTGGATGACGGGTTTAGTTTTTCAGTCCAACAGCTGATAGCCAAAGGATTTATTGAAGTTGAATATGATGCCGAAGGTGACGAGGTCCTGATTAGTATCGAAAACGTTAAGAAGGGAGCGCGAGGTGACTGTGTCGAGGAGGTGCTATGATTATCTTCGATCTGGAATGCAATGGCCTTCTAAACGAGCTAGACAAAATTTGGTGTGCAGTTACTAAGGATCTCGAGACAGGAGAGGAGAAGATATTCTCAGATTACTCCGAGGCTATTGTAGATGGAGATACCTTTGATTTCATTGAGTATCTATCCAGGCAGGACAAGATATGCGGGCATAATATAATCGCCTACGATCTTCCCGCCATCAAGATGGTGACCGGGTTCGCTTACGAAGGGGAAGTCATTGATACGCTGTTATTATCACAGCTATTGCATTTTACAAGACTGACTCCCAAAGGAACCCACACCAAGCACTCACTAGAGGCCTGGGGGCTGCGACTAGGTGTCGCAAAGCCTAAACAGGAACAATGGGTTGAGTGGGAAGAAAATATGCTGCATAGGTGCTTAGAGGACGTCAAGATCAACGTATTGACTTACGAGAGACTCCTCGAGGAAATCTCCCAGCAGCCTGACATTGACCGCTCTATCAAAACGGAGCATGAAGTAGCTCATATATCCAGAGCTCAGGTCGAGAACGGTTGGCTATTGGATATGGATAAGATTGATTCTAATATCGAATACTTAGATGCTAAGATCGAGAGTATCAGAAGTGAAGTTGAACCCCAGATCCCTGCGGTGGTTAAGCAGAAGGATCCCAAGATGGATTGGGGAGGGGTCAATAAGTTATTCAAAGAACAGGGTTATAAGGGCTGGAAGAAAGTTCCTAAAACTATGTTGGACCACATTCAACGCCCCATTAAGCTATCGTATAAACCAATCTTTCCCAAGATACTTAAGAGTGGTTGTTACGATAAATGGACAGCGTTGTGGTTTGGGATACCCCCAGAGAATTCCCTTGGTGAAAGGAAAATTCTAGGGCCATATACTCGTATCGAGTTTCAGCCAGTTAAATTGGCACAACACAAGTTAGTCAAAGACTACCTTTTAAAGTACCAGAACTGGCGTCCTACACAATGGACTTTTAAGAAGGACAGAGACGGCAAAGTTCTAAGAGATGACAAGGGCAGGCCTATGAAGAATAGTCCCCAGTTATCTGAAGACTCTTACCATACCATTAAGGGCGAGATTGGGAACTTGATTTCCACTCACGCAACCTTAGTACACCGCCGTAACACTCTTGCTAACCCAGGGGATGATACTAAAGGATGGAAGAATCTCGCCAGGGAAGACGGTCGAATTTCATGTGAGCCTTCTACATTGGGGGCAGCTACTGGACGGATGACCCACCGGAACCTCGTTAACGTTCCAGGGACTAGATCCTTATTCGGTAAAGAGATGAGGCAGTGTTTTGTAGCAGCAGACCGTAAGATTCTTATAGGTGCTGATGCTGCAGGAGCTCAGTTAAGATTACTGGCTTCTGCCATGGAGGACGAAGATTATGTTAGGATTGTGGTTGAGGGTGCAGAGGAGGACAAATCCGGAACATTTATTGGCACGGATGTCCATACTCAGAATGGTATTGCAGCGGGGCTCATCAAACAAGATGATGTTGATTGGCTTCGTAGTAACACTCGGGATCATCCTGATTACGGTAAAGTCCACGACAGGTTCGTAGGTTGTAGAGGTAAGAGTAAGAACTTTATTTATGGGTTATTGTTCGGAGCAGGTAATGCTAAAATGGGGATCTTGGTAGATGGGAATGAGAGAGACGGTAAACGTCTTAAAGAATCATTCTTGAAGGGCTTCCCAAAACTCCAGGAACTCATTGATAACTTAACAATTCAGTACGACGAGAGTAAATCCAAGTATAAAGAAGGATTTATCTACGGTGCTGATAATCGGAGAATATACGTAAGTAGCCCCCATAAAGTATTGAATTACTTATTACAAGGGAACGAAGCTATTTATATGAAGAATGTGATGACCATGGTGGACAGGTTGGTACGGAAGAATAAAGTCCGAGCTGACTTACTCTGCTTCTACCACGATGAATTGAATTTCGAAGTTCATCCTGATGACGCTGGTAAAATGTCCAAGATCCTGGTGCACTCGTTTGAGAAAGTAGGAGAGTCTTTAGAGTTAGTTTGCCCTATGGCAACTGAACCTAAGACAGGTAACACGTGGTATGATATCCATTAATATACATAGGAGATTAATATGGCAGTTTTAAAGAATGTGGAGCTCCAGTGGGCACGCCTCGGAACCCCAGAGAAGAAGTATATGTCTGAGGAGACCCAGTGGTCGGTTAACGCTTTGGTCTCTGATAAGCAGTCCCGCAAATACTTGAAGGATAAGCTTATCACAAAAGAGCGTTGGATTGAAGTTAATGGGGAAGATCAGGCGATCATTGGTTTCCGTCGCGATACTCACTACAAGAAGTCTGGTGACGCTCGCACACCCGTTCGCGTAGTAGATGCTTACGGCCAGGACGTTGATGCTAACATCATCGGTAATGGTTCCAAAGCTAACATCCAGTACTCCGTTCGTGATTGGGAATTCCAGGGCCGTAAGGGTCGTTCTATGGAACTTCTGGCTGTTCAGATCACCGAGTTGGTGGAGTACAAATCTCTTCAGTCTGCAGGTAATGAGTTCGAATTCATCGATCGTAAGAAAGTTGATATCGACGAAGTGGATCTTAGCGACGACGAGTTCGAATAGGTAAGGAGGTTCTATGAAGATTCTAGAGTTAAATAATCGGAAGACTGCGATCCTCTCTAACCAGGAAGTTATGAGGTTGAGAGTTACTAATATCCTTCGAATCAAGATACAGAAGTTAGAATCTAACAGTGGTACATTGGACGACATTAACGCAGCTAAACTTGAGATGGAGACGGTGTTGACTCATTACGCAAACATACTGGGACTACCAGGCGCTAAATGAATCCTTTGTATTACGAAGGTAATGTCTGTAAGCGTGGACACGTAAACTCCCGAGGTTATTCCGAGAGGTATAAATCTACTGGGAGTTGTGTCCGATGCTTACGGCGGACTTCGTTGAGAGATAAATATGGGATAGATGACGACAACTACAAAGAACGCCTTGAGAGTCAGGGCGGTAGATGTAAGATATGTAAAACAGATAATCCTGGTAGTACCGGTTCGTTTCATGTAGATCATTGTCATGATACCGGAAAAGTTAGAGGGTTATTATGCCATTGGTGCAATATAGGCATCGGTTGCATGAGAGATTGCCCTAGAAGGTTACAGAGCGCAATTGACTATTTAATTGAATCCAGGAGGGGAGATGAAGAACAAGAGACTCGCACTGATTGATGCTGATATCGTGGTCTACAGGATCGCTTACGCAGGGCAAGACAGCAAACACTCCGTTCTCGATAAAGATGGAGATTGCCGTGGAGTATTTGAGACTAAAACAGAAGCGAATGATTTCTGTGAACTATTAAGTTTCAGTGGGGAGTTAGAGCCTCGTATCGAGACGGAGATCATTCCTAAAGAGCAGTCCGAGATTGATATGATGACCAATATCATGATCAAGAACATCCGATCAGGTTCGCGTTCTTCTGAGTATCATATGTACCTATCTGGTCACACAAATTTCCGGAATGAACTGGGCAAGACTCTTGGTTATAAAGAGAACCGCTCTGGCAAGGTTAAGCCGCATTACTATCAATACATCCGAGACTTCATCGAGGAGAATCATCCTTGTACGATTTCCGATGGTTGTGAGGCTGATGATTTATTAGCAATGAGAATGTATCCTGACTTTTTAAAATCTAAAGAGTCTAAGCGCAAATCTGATTGTGAGTCTATTATCTGCACTATTGATAAAGACCTTAGAAATGTACCAGGCTACCATTACCATATCGTTAAAGGGAAGATTGACTGGGTTACGCCTCGTGGGGCTAATCGATTCTTCGCAGAGCAACTTATGACAGGCGATAAAGCGGATAACATCCCAGGCCTGACAATTCTGTCGGAGAAAGAAGTGAGAGTCGGCCCTAAGTGGGCACAGAACGCCATACAAGGCTGTATAAGCTTGAAAACCTTAGACAAAGCCGTTCGTAAGGCTTATTCCGAGAATGTAGCAGGAGACTGGGAAGGTAAGCTCCAAGAGGTGGGTTCACTTCTATGGATGCAGCGCGAGCCTGGCCAGATGTTTGACTACGATAAATGGGCAGGAGGAGAATACGAATGATGACACAAGAGTTACTGCAGAAACAATTGCAAGTATACGCTGGAGAATTCCATACCGTTAAGGTTTTGGACAACCCCTCAATGGGATCCTGCCTGGTGACCATCACGGGAGAAACGTTCCCCGGAATTGTAACTAAGCTCTTTACTAAAAACGTCAAGGATTTGGAACTTGGTCCTACATGGATCGCTGTTCAGGAGGCAGTAGGATGGTAGACATCGACCCTCAATTGACAGGCGGTTGTGCCTGTGGTAAAGTAAATTACAACATCTATACGAATAAGATCTTCGGAGTAGGTAACTGTCATTGCAGCACTTGCCGTAAATCCTCCGGAGCCCCTTACGTAACAGCAGCTTTTATTCCTGCTAAGGCAATGATTGTAATTGGCGAATCTAATATGTTCCAGACTACGACAGCTTCTGGGAATATTATGAATCGTTATTTCTGCGGTAAATGCGGATCTCACCTTTATGGACAAAGCACAGCTACTGACTTAATACGCCCGGTGTTGGTTGCATCCTTAGATTATAAGTATCGTAAGGATCTGGAACCGGACTTTGATTTCTGGTGGTCTGAAGCGCTGGACTCCACTCCTATTA